GGCATTGGTATTTTCTTTGCTTTATTTTGCCGGCCACTCTCCCAGCCTTTGAACTCTTAAAACGCTTTTTTCGATAGCACATGACATAGGCCTCACGATCGTCAAGATCCAGGTCTAGATCACGGCCACCCTTTTTCATTGCTGAGCTGGGGGAGGTGGAGCATTGCCTGGGGGAGTCACCACTGGTGCAGGCGTTGGATCTGGCTCATCACCGACCTCATCCTCATCAAGACCGAAAGCTTTGTTGACCACTTTGGTTTTGTTTTCCTGGCTTAGGAACTCATTTGAAGTGGTGTCCATAGTTTTCAAAACCTCCAAAGCAGATGAAACACCTTCCGAGTCCTCTGGTTTGAATTCAGTTTTCACGCTGAAAATGCCATCAGAAACTGGCTTCACGATGCTGAAAAAATAGTTCTTAAGGCCACGATCAACGGCCTTTTGATCAGACTTTCCAGAGTCACTAAGGCCTGTGCTGCCCTCACCTGAAAGATAGCTCGCTGGCATTCCCAAATAAAGGGCCTGCTTTTTCTGAATCATTTCAAGGCTTGAGTTGGTTGCACTGACATCAGGCTTGGCTGTTTCAATGGTGTCCTCACCATCGATGGCAACATCCTTTGAAGCTGCCAGATTCTTTGCGATCTGCTCAGCCTGGACTTTTGCAGATGGTGCATCACTTGCTGAAATGCTCCCCCTCATGTCCTTGAACTTAAGTTGAATGGCTTGTGAAAGGTTGGCTTGTTTCCAAAGCCCACCGACAGAGCACCACTCAAGGGCTGAATAAAACTTAACCATGTCAGCCTTTTTGAAGTTCTTGAAAGTGACAAAGATGCCCACGCCACCATCGACTTTGACAGGTTCTGCTTTTTTCTTATAGCCGTCTCTGATCACGCTTGTTTCCTCAGCAGTGGCCTTGCGAATCAGCTTTAAGCTTTTGATGTAAACTATGAAAAGATCTTGCTTTTCTGACATTGCCTTGGCCAGCATTGTGACCAAACCATCCGACACATCAGAGGCCATGCAGCTGTCCCAGATGAGCATTTTTTCATCCTCTGGAATGCCGTGGGTTCTTTCAAATGTGTCAGTCAGAATGCGTGAAAAGATGTTCTGGACATCGATGCCGACAAAGTCCTTTTGCTGGATTGGAATCGGATAGATGTTTGGGAGCTCAGCTGGATTGGTGTCCCGACCAAGGAATGAAAACCAACTGCTCATTATGCACCTGCCGGCGTCCAGGCTTTCAGTGCAACCCGAAATGCCTTTTCAGTTTTTTCATATTCTTTGTTGAGACTTTCGATGTCTGCCTGAAGTGCTTTAAGTTGTGCCTGCTTTTTGGCCAGTGCAGATGAGTTGGCACGATGTGCATCAGCAGCTGCTTTCAATTCAGCTGGTGCATTCTTGTATTCATAAATGAGTTGTAGCTCTTTGTCCATGAGGCCCCCTATTTTTTGCCGGTTATGAGACCAAGCCAAACAAGGCCGCGTGCGAGTGAGTCAGGTGCATCATCGTGCTTGGCCTTAAGTTCATACTTGATGACTTGATCAGTGTAGACCTTGTCTGAATCTTTTGACAAATGAATCAAATGGGCAAAGGAACCAGCCTGAAGGATGGTTGCGTGCTTGTTGGTGTCAGAGTGAACACCCACAACACCGATTCCCATAGGGCCCAGCACCTGTCTGAGCTGATCGATGGGCTGCTGTCCTGTGGAGTTGGTTTCAAAACAGATTCGTCGAACTCCACTGGCCTTAAGTGCAGCCACCAATTCATCCATGCAGTGATACCAGGCTTTTTTCCAGGCATGACCTTTGACGGCCACCCCCGACATGTAACCTTTGAAAATCGAAATGGCTGTGTAGTCACCACCATCCGAAGGATCGATGAATGCAACCGAGTCCCCAGGCAGGAAAGAATCGATGAACTTGATGTTGCTGAAAATAGATGCACCATCTGCAGGAATTCTGAGGTGATAGGACATTTCAATTGAGGTCCTGTCCACCCCTGCAAGGATCATTGCGTCTAGATCTGCATCCAGCTCTGGAATGGTTCCATGTGGAACTTCTTTGGTTTTGATCACATGTCTGAGCTGGGCATAAAGGTCATCAAAGTGAGCAGGCTGCCCGATGATGACAATGTTTTTGCATAGCTTGTAAGCCTCATCATATCGCCTTTTGACCACCTCGCGCATGGCCTCTGAAACGTCCTCATCAGTCACAGGGTCATCCATGACAATTCTTTTGGGGTGACGGCCACGCATCGAGGTTTTGATGGTGATGGCCTCAGCTGAATGGTCCTGCCCGATCAAGCCCTCGATCCTGATTGTTGATGAGTTGGCCTTGTCCAAAGGAACACCATTCTTTTTCAGGGCTGTGCTGATCTCATTCATGATGGCAGTGTTTCTGGCCTTTGACTTGGTGATGATCAGGTTGGTGTCCAGATCCAGGTCACGCTTTTCAAACCAGGTCAAATAGAGGGAATAGGCCACCCCCATGATTGTGCAATAGTCGGTTTTCCCATAACCCCTCGCGCCCAGCAGCAGCCGGACAATGGCCTCATCCATTGCAAAGGCACGCATGGCCTCCTGCTCCCCATAAGGTATGAAGTAACCAGCAGTCTCACAGAATTCTTTGAAGGTCTTGGGGTTGGCCATTTGAACAATGGCAGGGGGTGGAGTGACATCGATAGGGGGAGCATTCCCAGGCCGTCCGATCATCCGATCAAGAATGAATGCAGCCGCCCACAGGTCCCCATACTTCACCAGCTTTTGAACAATCTTGGCTGCACCCACAAGCAGAGCCGGTGCCTTTTCATCCTTCACCAGTTCATTGATCTGCTCAACTGGTAGAAAGGACACGTGGTTGAGAATGCGTTCAACCTCGATCTGATTGACTTGTCTTGCTGCTTTGATGTCAGGGGGCACGACAGGACGGCCAGCTGGATTGCCAGATTGTCCTTTTTTAAAGCTTGTCGCGTTCTTTTTGCTGCCCATGCCTGTATTTTGCCTGTTATTCGATACTTAGCGTTATAAAAAAAGGCCAGGCTGTGCTAAAACCTGGCCTTTCCCAACATTTTATGCTTGGCGTCTAGTTTATTTGCCGCGCTTAACGATGAACCAGCCATCATCCTGAGCAGCATCAGGACTTTCATAGACTCTAGTTTTTCCGTCTTTGATAGCAGTCAGTTTGAAAAATCGATCACCGGCTTTCGAGTATCCATAAGAGCCGACCGACTGAGAATAACCTTTTTTCTTTGAATTGTTGGCCCAGACAGAGCCGCGTGCTTTCGACATTAAAACCCTCCATTGGTTGTTTAGATACAATGATTCAATGGAGGGCAATGGATGTCAATGTAGGTGAGGGTTTGATTGCCTCATGGCCTTTTGGGTGGAGGTTTCGGCCTCATCACCCCTTTGAACTGTGACTGTTTTTGCGCTTTCAACCGAAAGACCGATTCTTTGCAGATAGTCCTCGGCCACAGCAAAAACAAAACCATCAAGATGTTCACCTGCTAGATCCTCAGTTTCAAAATATGTATGGGCGAGTTGTTTTTGCTTTCCGCGTTCAATAACAAAAGCCCTGCCAACGAATTGACCTTTATGACACTCGCACTGAGCAGGAATCACGTCACCTGTGAATGAAATATTCAACATTCAAAGCCTCCCATGTTCACTTGCAAGTTCTGATTGAAGGGCCCACCCATTTCAAAATTGAAAAAGTTGATCATGTCCTGCTCTGTCATCGGCTTGATGGCTGGCATTGAACTTTTTATGAATTCTTGGAATGCCTTTGGCCCCATCGATTGAGTCAACGTGGTCACAGCCAAACTGAAAGCCTCACGATGGTCCACTGGAATGTCGCAGATGGGAGTTTTCACATATTTTGCAATGATGCCTTTGAACTTTTCGATGCTTGAATCAGTTGATGATGATGCAGATCCAAAAGAATAAAAAGTGACTGGATGGGGGTGATTTTTTAAATCATCGACCGCAACCATTTCACCACAAGTTTTGCATTCATAATGAGTGATCGTGATCATCGGTTCCACCAAGGTTCTGGTTTTTCGACTGGCTCATCGTTTTGTCTGCCTTGATACTTGTATCGGTTTTTGATCTTTTCAAAGAGATCATTCCAGCTCATGCGTGCAGCGATTGTTTGAAGCACATCAAGTTTGATGTTGACGTGCTCATCATTGGTCCGTTTGAGCATTGACTCAGCCATTTCAGTGACTGTGCCTTTTGCTGATCGTCGTGTTCTATCGATTCTCATGAAACCCCCAAATAGATTGCGGCCTGTTCAAGCATCAAGCCAACTGGCCCCTGTGGGTTGATCGGCTTTCGCGTCCTCTCTGATTCTGACTGCAGCCAATTGCAATAGTCACGCAACGTCATTTCAGGAATATCTTTGAGTTTCTTTCCATTGTGGGCACCAAAAGCCACAGTGTATTCAGCAGCAGCCTCAACTGATCCAGGTGGGTGTGATCCAAGGCCACCTAAATAAGCGTCCAGATCATCATCAGTGTGCGATTGATGATCATCGGGTGGAAACTCCTGGGGTGGGGCTGTTTGACTGAATGAAGGGGTTTTAGGACGTTCTTTCCCCCCCTGCCTCCAATTGACTAAGAGCTCCCCAGTTTCCTCAGTGATTGTGAAAATGGGAGTTTTGTCGAAAAGGTGCGTACGATCTTTTGAAACTTCACACTCATGATTCATGGCCACGTCAAGCACAACGGAA